GGCGGCCGCGCTGCGGCCCTTCTACGCCCTGTTCGCGCTCGAGCCGGCCAGTCGCGCGCGGATGCCCACGGCGCCGCCGCGGGAGGTCGCGAGCAAGTGGGCCGGGGCCCTGGCGTGAGCCAGGTGCACGCGCGGCGCGCGATCCGGTTGATCAACAACCTGACGCACACCAAGGGCGTGTTTGCGGGGCAGCCGTTTCATCTGCGCCGGTGGCAGCGGCGGATCCTCGAGCAGTTGTTCACGACCGGGCCGGACGGCCGCCGCGTCTATCGGCAGTGTTTGCTGATGTTGCCCCGCAAGAACGGGAAAACCGAATTGGCGGCGGCCCTCGCGCTGTATTTTCTCCTGTTCGACGGCGAGACCGGGGCCGAGGTCTACAGCGCGGCGGCCGACAAGGACCAGGCGGCGCTGGTGTTTCACGTCGCCGCCCAGATGATTCGCAACGATCCCGAGCTGCTGGCGCAGTGCGAGCTGATCGATTCGCAGAAACGGATCGTGCATCGCGCGAGCGGGAGTTTCTACCGCGCCATCTCGGCCGAGGCGTACAGCAAGCACGGGTTCAACGCGTCGGCGGTGATCTACGACGAGCTGCACGCGGCGCCGTCGCGCGAACTCTGGGACGTGTTGACGACGTCGCAGGGCGCGCGGCTGCATCCGGTGACGCTGGCGATCTCGACCGCCGGCTACGACCGGCACTCGATTTTGTGGGAACTCTACGCGCACGCGCGCAAGGTGGCCGAGCGGCCCGCGCTCGATCCGACGTTCCTGCCGCTGATTTACGAGGCGCCGATTGACGCCGACTGGACCGACGAACGCGTGTGGAAGGCGGCCAACCCGGCGCTCGGCGACTTCCGATCGCTCGAGGAAATGCGGACGGCGTGCGCGCGCGCGCGTGAAATTCCGGCGCAGGAAAATACGTTTCGCCGGCTGTACCTGAACCAGTGGACCGAGCAGGCCGCGCGCTGGATCAGCATGGCGGCGTGGGACGCGTGCCGCGGCACGGGCGATCGCGCGCGGCTGCGCGGCCGGCGCTGTTACGTCGGCATGGACCTGAGTTCGACGACCGACCTGACGGCGCTCGTCGCGGTGTTTCCCGACGACGCGGGCCCGGGGTTCGACGTGCTCGCGCAGTTTTTCGTGCCCGCGGACAACATGGCCGAACGCGTGCGCCGCGACCGCGTCCCGTACGACCAGTGGGCGCGCGACGGGTGGCTGGTCGCGACGCCCGGCAACGTGATCGATTACGAGTACGTGCGGCAGACGCTGCGCGCGTGGCAGGCCGAGTTCGACGTGCGCGAAATTGCGTTCGACAAGTGGAACGCGATCGACCTGGTGACGCGGCTGCAAACGCAGGACGGGTTTACGTGCGTGCAGATCGAGCAGGGGTTCGCGTCGTTGTCGGGGCCGACCAAGTCGCTCGAGACCGCGGTGCTCTCGCGCGCGCTGCGGCACGACGGGCATCCGGTGCTGCGCTGGAACCTCTCCAACGTCGCGGTCGACCAGGACGCCGTCGGCAACCTGAAACTGTCGAAGAAAGTCTCGACGGAACGGATCGACGGGGCGAGCGCGCTGGTCAATGCGATCCATCGGCGCGACTACATGGCCGCGGAAGTGCGGCCGCAGTATTCGATGATTGTGCTCGGATAAGGGACGACGCTATGGCTAAACGACGACGGACCGGGCGCCCACCGATCGCCGACACGCCCGCCACGACCCGGATCCAGGTGCGCGTGACGCCGGCGCAACGCCTCGAGCTCCGACGGATGGCGAGCGACAATCAGACCGGCGTGGCCGGTCTGCTGCGCGAAGCGATCAACGAAGTGGTGGCCGATTCCCACGACCGCCGACCTTTTGTGCGTCCAAAAGGCTGAGGTGACCGCACCCTAGCACGTGCCCCTGACACGTGCCTACGCGCTGTTGACGATCAAGGCCGTCGACACGCATCAGCGCACGATCGCCGGCATCGCCTCGACGCCCCAACCCGATCGCATGGGCGACGTCGTCGAACCCCTCGGCATCACCTATAAAAACCCGCTCCCGCTGCTGCTGTACCACGACGCGAAAAAACCGGTGGGCCAGGTCCGGTTCGCCACGCCGACCGCGGACGGCCTCGCCTTCACGGCGAGCCTGCCGACGGTCGACGATCCCGGGCCGCTGCGCGATCGCATCGAGGAGGCGTGGCAGAGCCTGAAGGCCGGGCTCCTGGCCGGCGTCTCGATCGGGTTCCGCTCGATCGAGGAGGCGTTCAACAAGGAGACCGGCGGGTTTCGGTTTCTGAAAACGGAAGTCCTGGAACTGTCGCTCGTCGCGATCCCGGCCAATGCCGACGCGACCATTCACACGATCAAAGCGCTCGACCTGGCCGCGCCTGGCCGTCATTCGTCCCGCGATCGGGACCCCCTCCGCGTCGTGCGCGTCGCAAAGGACGCGCCTCCCATGGAACAGAAAACGATCCACGAACAGATCACCGGGTTCGAAAACAGCCGCGCCGCGAAACACGCGCGCATGACCGCGATCATGACCTCGTCAGCCGAGGCCGGCGCCACGCTGGACCAGGCCGAGACCGACGAGTACGACGGCCTCGCGGCCGAGCTCAAAGCCATCGACGCGCACCTGGTCCGCCTGTCGGCGCTCGAGGCGACGAACCGCACGAAGGCGATGCCGATCACCGCGGCGACGCCGGAAGAGGCGAGCCAGCAGCGCGGCCACGTCCCGATCATCTCGGTCAAGAGCAACTTGGCGCCGGGCACCGCGTTCATCCGGTACTGTCAGGCGCTCGCCGTGTCGCACGGCTCAACGCTGCAGGCGGTCGAGTACGCGAAACGCTGGCATGATTCGACGCCCGAGGTCGAACTCGTGCTCAAGGCCGCCGTCGCCGCCGGCACGACCACTGACGCCACGTGGGCCGGGCCGCTGGCGCCGATCACGCCGCTGACGTCGGACTTCCTCGCGCTGCTGCGCCCGCAGACGATTCTCGGCAAGGTCGACACGTTCTTCAAGGTGCCGTTCAACGTCTCGGTCGCCAGTCAGACCGGCGGCGGGACGTATCAGTGGGTCGGCCAGGGCGCGCCCAAGCCGGTCGGCAAACTGCAGTTCGGGACCATCACGCTGACGATCCTGAAGTGCGCCGGCATCATCGTGATCACCGAGGAGCTCGCGCGCACCTCGACGCCGTCGGCCGAGGAAGTCATCCGGCGCGACATGATCAACGGCATCGCCGCGTTCCTCGACACCGAGTTCATCGACCCGACCAAGGCCGCCGTCGCGGGCGTGTCGCCGGGCTCGGTGACCAACGGCGTCACGCCGATCACGACCGCCGGCACGTCGCCGGCCAACGCGCGGACCGACATCCAGGCGCTCGCCAACGCGATGACCGCCGCGCTGATCCCGACCGCGGGCGCGGTGCTGATCTTGTCCGAGACGAACGCGCTGGCGTTGACCAACGCCCTGAACCCGCTCGGCCAGCCGCTGTTCCCGGGGATGTCGCAGGGCGGCGGGATGATCATGGGCTACAAGGCGGTCGCCTCGCAGGCCGCCGGCAACACCGTGGCCCTGGTGCAGCCGAGCGCGATTCTCTACGCCGATGACGGCGGCGTGACGATCGACGTATCGCGCGAGGCGTCGCTGCAGATGGATTCCACGCTCGACAATCCGCCGGTGGCGACGACGCTGCTGACCTCGCTCTGGCAGATGAACCTCGTCGGCCTGCGCGCCGAACGGTTCATCAACTGGAAGAAGGCGCGCGCCGGCGTCGTGCAATACACCGCCGCGACCTACACGGCATAACCATGCCGGTGCCGATGACGGTCCTGCGTGACGGGTACTGGGACGGCCAGTACCCGCGCCAGGGCGACACGATCATGGTGGAGGCCGGCCTCGTCGACTCGCTCGAGGTGGCCGGTTTCGCCATGCGCTGCTCGGGCGACGCGCGCCCCCCGCGCGTCGCACCGAGTAGTGCGACTGGGAGGAAACATGGCCGGTGAGTCCCTCGACGTCGTCGCGCGGACGTATCACACCGAGAACGGCGTCGAACATGTCGAGGGCGAGACCTACGCCGTCACCGATCGCGCGCTCGCGGAAACCTTGCGCGGGATCGGGTTCGTCTCGATCGACGGCTGGACGGACACGCCGCCGCCCGTCGCGCCCGTCCTCGCGAGTCTGACGCCGTCGACGGCCGTCGTCGCCACGGCGTTCACGCTGCAGGTCGCCGGGACGGGGTTCACGGCGGCCGATGTCGTCGCCTGGAACGGGATCGCCGTCCCGACGACGTTCGAATCCGCGACCGCGCTGTCGGCGGCGATCGACGCGGCCGTCGTCGCGACCCTCGGCGAGATCCCCGTGACGGTCGGCGCGAGCAACGCGTTGACGTGCACGGTCACCGCGGCCCGCTGATGGCGAGTGTGCGGCTGCGGCTGTTCGGGCGCGGCCTCGAGCTGACCGCGAAACAACTGACGGCGCCGTACAGCCCCGGCGCGGTCAGCGGCGGCGGCTGGTATCCGCTCGTCGTCCGTGAACCCTACGCCGGCGCCTGGCAGGTCAACGTCGAGGCCCGCCGCGACCAGGTGCTGCAGTACGCGCCGGTGTTCGCGTGCGTGACGCTCATCGCCCAGGACATCGGCAAGCTCGCGCTGCATCTGGTCGAAGAGAACGACGACGACATGTGGGAAACGACGTCATCGCCGGCGTTCTCGCCCGTCCTGCGGCGCCCGAACCGCTACCAGACCACGACCAAATTCGTCGAGCAGTGGATCACCTCCAAACTGATGTGGGGCAACACCTACGTCCTCAAAGAGCGCGACGCGCGCGGCGTCGTCACCGCGCTCTACGTGCTCGACCCGCTGCGGACCATGCCGTTGATCGCGCCCGATGGCGGGATCTACTACCAGCTCCAGCACGACAACCTCTCGGGCAGTCTCGCCCTCGCGCACGAGCCCGCGGACAAGTTCATCGTGCCGGCCAGCGAGATCATTCACGACCGCATGGTCTGTTTGTTCCACCCGCTCGTCGGCATGTCGCCCATCTATGCGTGCGCCGCGGCGACGCAGCAAGGCCTCGCGATCCAGAACACGTCCACCACCTTTTTCGCCAAGGGCGGGCAGCCTGCCGCGATGCTGACCACGCCGCCGGGGATGACCAAGGACCAGCTCGCGCAGTTGCGGACCGACTGGGACACCCTTAACAGCAACGCCAGCCGGCTCGCCATCCTCACCGCCGATCTGAAATACACGCAACTGAGCATGAACGCCGTCGACGCGCAGTTGATTCAACAACTGGGCTGGACCGCGGAGACGATTTGCAGCGTGTACCACGTGCCGCCGTTCCTGATCGGCGTCGGCGAGCTCCCGCGCGGCGTGGCGCTCGAGTCGCTGTGGCAGATGTATCACTCGCTGTGCATCCAGTCGCTGATCACGAACTTCGAGAACGCCCTCGACGAGGGCCTCGGCCTGGCGACGCCGATCAACGGCACGCAGTACGGCACCGAGCTGGACATCGACGACCTGATCTGGATGGACACGGCGACCAAGACGAAGGCCGCCGCGGACGCGATCGGGGCGGGCGCGATGGCGCCGGATGAAGCGCGCGAGCGGTACTTTGGCCTCGGCCCCGTCGAGGGCGGCGACACGCCGTACATGCAGCAGCAAATGTTCTCGCTCAAGGCGCTCGCGCAGCGCGACCAGAACGATCCGTTTAGCAAACCCGCGCCGGCGCCGCTGGCCGCGCCGGCCGCGGCCCAGGTGCCGCCCGACCAGGTGGCTGCCATGGTGACCGATCTGCTGACGAAGGCGCTCGCCGCATGACCGCCGACGAGCTCGCCACCATCATCGCGGGGATCGCGCCGCTGCTGCGGGACATGCATACCCGCGTCGCCGCGCTCGAGACCCGCGCCCTGGTGCCGGGCCCGCCGGGCCCGCCCGGGCGCGATGGCGCGCCCGGGCTCGAGTATCGCGGCGTGTTCGTCGACGGGGCGACCTACGCCGCCGGCGACCTGGTGACCTGGGCCGGCTCGGCCTGGCACTGCAACGACGCGACGACGACCAAACCCGGCGACGGCGCCAAGGCCTGGACGCTGATGGTCAAGCGCGGCCGCGACGGCAAGGACGGCACGCACGGGCCCGCCGGCCCCGAGGGCCCCAAGGGCAAGGACTGGCAGCAGGTGTACGACGACACGAGGCGGCGGTGAGCACGTTCGTGACCCTCGACCAGGTCAAGGCGCGCCTGCGGATCACGTCGACCGCGGATGACGGCGACGTGCAGGCCATGGCCGACCAGGCCGAGGCGCAGATCGTCGGGTGGTGCAGTACGACGGACCGGTCCAAGGCGGTGGTCGACACCTGGACCGACGCGACGACGGTGCCGCTGGTGGTCGTGGCCGCCGTGCTGGTGCAGACCGGCGAGCTGTACCGGTTCCGCGGCGATGAACCCGCCGGGCCGCCGCGCGAGACCGGCGAGGAGCTCGGCGTCCAGGTCCGCGAACTGTTGCGCGCGTATCACGACCCGGGGATCGCATGAGTCCGACCGCCGACGCCTACATCGCGAGCGGCCGCCGCCAGCACCAGGGCCTGTTCCAGAAACCCGGGCCGCCGGTGCCCGACGGGACCGGCTGGGTCGAGTCGTGGATCGATCTGCCGCCGGCCGAGTTCGCGCGCATCACGCCGGCGTCGCAGGCCTCGCTCGAGCAGATCACCGCGGGCACCGTGCTGTCGATGGCGACGCATATCGTCACGGTGCCGTATCGCACGGGCCTGACGACCAAGACGCGGTTTCTCTACGACGGGCGCAGTCTGTCGGTGCTCGGGATCTTCGACTACGAGGAGCGCCACGTGCAGCTCAATCTCGTCTGCGCGGAGGTGGTCGAGTGAGCGGGCCGGGCGGCGCGTCGGTGTGGTTTCAATGGGACGGCGTGCAGGAACTCATCGCGCAGTTCGAAACGCTGGCGCCCGATCTGACGACGGCGGCGACGCCCATCGTCGAACTGTCCGCGCGCGTCGCGAAGGACACGATCTACACCGGCTATCCGACGCGGACGGGCAATCTCAAAAAAGGCCTCGCCATCACGGAGGTCAACGAGTCGACGCGCATGTCCTGCACCGTCATCAACAAGGCGCCGCACGCGTGGCTGTTCGAGCGCGGCTCGCAGGCGCGCCATAACGCCATCGGCGCGAACCGCGGGTCGATGCCCGCCAACCCGCTGTTTTCCTCGACGATGATGCGGACCCGGCGCGCGCTCTATACCGCGCTCGTCCCGCACCTCGCCGAGCAGTTCGGCCTCAAGATCGATGGCGTTGCTTAACGTCGCCACCGTC